AGAAAAAAAGGGTATGCAAGAAGTCAAAACAACATTGAAAAAAGGCGCTAATTATGCTAATTCAATGAAATTATAGAAAAGAGAAAAAATGAAATTAGATTATAATTCACGTGAGATTTTTTTTGGTAATGAAGCTCTAATCGTAGCTGATATGGCTAAGGGGAGTAACGGAAAACCAGAGTTCACCAACCATAAAATTGTAACTGGTTTAGTATCAGTTGGATCAATGGAAGACCAAGCGGAAACGAACAGTTATCCTGCTGATGACGTACCAGACCATGGAGTTAAAAAAGGTGCTACCTTACTTCAAGGCGAAATGGTATTTATTCAAACAGACCAAGCACTTAAAGAAGATATTTTAGGTCAACAAAGAACAGCAAATGGCTTGGGTTGGTCTCCTACTGGTAATTGGAAAACGAAATGCGTTCAGTATCTTATTAAAGGGCGCAAACGTGATAAAGTTACAGGAGAGTTTATTGACGGTTACCGTGTAGTCGTTTATCCAAATTTGAGACCAACAGCAGAAGCTACAAAAGAATCAGAAACAGATTCAGTAGACGGTGTAGACCCTATCCAATGGACTTTGGCAGTACAAGCGACTGAATCTGATATTTATTTAAATGGAGATAAAAAAGTTCCTGCTATTGAGTACGAAATTTGGGGAGAACAAGCAAAAGATTTCGTTAAGAAAATGGAAGCTGGTTTATTCATCATGCAACCTGATACAGTTCTAGCTGGCGAAGTTACATTAGTAGCTCCAACTCTTGAGAACGTTCAAACGAAAACTAAAGGGCATAATGACGGAACAATCGTAGTGCCTGCCACTTTGAAAGACTCTAAGGGTGGGACTGTAAAAGTAACATCAGTAATTAGAGACGATCACGGAAAAGTAGAAACCAACGGACAACTTGCGCCCGGTGTCCATATCGTAACGTTCTCCGCTGACGGTTATAAAGATGTTACCGCAGGAGTTTCAGTAACTGACCATTCATAAGACTAAAAATTAACTAAGTAAAGGGATATAAAACAAAATGGCAAAACAATTAAGCACAGCACGTAAGTTTAAAATGATTACAGGTAAAGACCTTTTCCAACAACAAAAGGCAATGGACACAGAGCTTAAAAAAGAAGACGGAGAAATTACTGATGTAATGGAGTTCGTTCAATATGGTCTATACTTGGCTCTTTTTCAAGATAACATTGTAAAAGCTAAAAGCGACTTCTCAGACTTCCGTTCTAGCTTTGAGTTCGATACTGACGGTAAAGGACTTAAAGAACTTGTCGAACTGTGGCAGAAAGAGATTTAATGAGCTGAAAGGACTGTAAATGATTTTAAAACATGCAATTAGATACTTAGAACTAACTGGTTCGGACTTTATTACAGATTTGAAAGACTTTGCAGACCTACAAAATTCTTTTGTCGCTGGGTATATTCCTGATGACTTTACAGAGCAAATGGAGAGCTTTACAGACAAGTTGTTGATACTTTGGGTAGATTGTAACGGAGGAATGCAAAACGCCTTAGACGATAAAACAGAGCTTCCTACAACTAACGAGTTAATCAATATCTTCTGTAAAACTGTTTTTATTAAAGAAAAAGAGGAAACGGAAGACGATATGGTCTTCTTTTCTTCTAGTTCATTGATTAAGAAAAAGAAAGATACTGTAAAGGAAAATAAAACTTTGGAACTTTTGACTGTTTTAGGCAATAATGAAATTGATATAACACAGTTCATGGAAATGGAACTAGAACTTGTTTATAAAATAATCGAACTTATTGCAGAGAAAAAGAAAGAGGAAAAAGAAAAAGAGAAAAGGCGTAAAAGAAAGGGTATGTAATGGCAAGTAATGCAACATTTGAGGTCGAGATATACGGTAATACAACGAAATTCGAGAACTCACTTAAAGGCGTTAATACCGCAATGTCAGGGCTTAGAGGAGAAGCTAAAAACTTACGTGAAGCTCTAAAACTTGACCCCACAAATACCGGTAAAATGGCGCAATTGCAAAAGAACTTACAAACGCAGTTGGGCTTATCACGTGACAAAGCAACAAAATTAAAAGAAGAACTTTCTACGGTTGACAAAGGGACGTCAGCAGGTCAAAAGAAATGGCTACAACTTACTAGAGATTTAGGCACAGCAGAAACACAAGCCAACAGGCTGGAAAGTGAAATAAAGCAAGTCGAGGGCGCAATTAGTTCGGGCTCTTGGAACATTGACGCTAAAATTGACACTAAAGGTGTAAATAGCGGAATTGACGGCATGAAGTCACGATTTAGTGGCCTTAGAGAGATTGCTGTAGGTGTATTTAGGCAAATCGGTTCCAGTGCTGTTAGTGCTGTTGGTAATGGCTTAAAAGGTTGGGTATCTGACGCAATGGATACTCAAAAAGCCATGATTTCATTGCAAAATACAATGAAGTTCAAAGGCAATGGGCAAGATTTTGATTATGTAAGCAAATCTATGCAGAATCTTGCTAAAGATACAAATGCAAATACTGAAGATACTCTTAAACTTTCAACAACCTTTATTGGTTTAGGAGATACCGCTAAATCAGCAGTTAGTAAAACGAAAGCATTAGTAAAAGCTAACCAAGCATTTGGTGGTACTGGTGAAAACCTTAAAGGTGTGGTTCAGGCTTACGGTCAAATGTCGGCAGCTGGTAAAGTTACGGCTGAAAATATTAATCAGCTAACAGATAATAACACAGCTCTTGGTTCAGCTCTTAAATCAACCGTTATGGAAATGAACCCAGCTTTGAAACAATATGGCTCTTTCGCAGGCGCTAGTGAAGCAGGTGCAATATCTGTTGGAATGCTAGACGAAGCTATGCAAAAGCTCGGTAAAGCAGGTGGTGGCGGAGTAACAACTATAAGCGACGCTTGGGATAGTTTTAATGAAACCCTATCGCTTGCTTTGCTTCCTACGCTTGACGCTTTAACTCCTGTTATAAGTGCTTTGATTGATAAAATGGCAGGTTGGGGCGAAAGTGCTGGTAAAGCTATAGATAGCATAGTCAAGTATGTCAAAGAATTATGGGTAGCATTAGAAAAAAATGGTGCTTTAAGTTCTTTCTCTGAAATTTGGGACGGATTAAAATCAACTTTCGGTTCAGTTCTAAGTATAATCGGACAACTAATAGAATCATTTGCTGGTATAGATTCAAAAACTGGCGAAAGTGCAGGTTCTGTGGAGAATGTAAGCAAAACTATTGCTAGTTTGGCAAAAGGTTTAGCTGACGTCATAAAGAAAATTGCTAATTTTGCAAAGAAATTTAGTGAAAGTAAAGTAGTGATTGATACTTTAAAATCGTCTTTAGTTGCCTTAACAGCAGGTTTTGTAGCTTTTAAAATCGGTTCTGGAATAGTTACTGCTATTGGTATTTTCAAAAAGTTACAAACAGCAATCCAAGCAGGAACAGGAGTAATGGGTGCTTTCAATGCTGTTATGGCTATAAACCCATTCGTAGCTCTTGGTATAGCGATCGCAGCGGTTGTTGCTAGTTTAGTTTATTTCTTCACTCAAACCGAAACAGGCAAAAAGGCTTGGGCTAGTTTCGTAGACTTCTTGAAGAGCGCATGGGATAGTATAGTTTCATTCTTTAGCGGTATTGGTCAATGGTTCGCTGATATATGGAACGGAGTAGTTGATGGAGCAAAAGGTATCTGGCAAGGTTTAGTTGATTGGTTCAGCGGAATTGTACAAGGTATCCAAAATGTTTGGAACGGAATAATAACATTCTTTACTACATTATGGACAACTGTTGTTACTGGAATTCAAACGGCATGGGCTGGAGTTTCAGGGTTCTTTAGTGGAATATTCAATGCTGTTAGTTCAGTAGTTTCAACAGTATTCAGCGCAATTGGTAGCTTTGCTGTTTCAGCTTGGAATGTACTAGTCGGAGTATGGAATGCAGTAGCTGGCTTCTTTAGCGGACTATTTAACGCTGTGAGAGGCATCGTGTCATCAGTATTTAGCTCAATTGGAAGTTTTGCTTCTAGCGCTTGGGGAGTAGTTCGGTCAATATGGAGTGCAGTTTCAGGTTTCTTTAGTGGTATATTTAATTCGGTTCGTGGTGTCGTTAGTGGAGTGTTTAGTGCCATGGGCGGGTTCGCTTCTAATGCTTGGTCAAGAATTTCAGGTGTATTTAGCGGAGTAAGTGGCTTCTTTAGCGGAGTGTTCAGCGGTGCTACAAGTGCAGTTAGTGGAGCATTCAGTGCTTTCGGTAGCTTTGCTTCTAATGCTTACAATGCAATAACAGGAGTATTTAACGGTATTGGCGGTTTCTTTAGCGGTATATTTGGAGGAATCAAGAACACGATAGACAGCGTTCTAGGCGGTGTAACAAATACAATTAACAATATATCAGGAGCCATTAATGGTATCGCTGGAAAACTAGGCGGACTGTTTAAGGGTTCAATGGTAGTAGGTTTAACAGATGTTAATTTATCTTCTAGCGGTTACGGTCTAAGCACTAACAGCGTATCAAGCGATAATAGAACGTATAACACATTTAACGTACAAGGTGGAGCTGGTCAAGATGTTTCTAACTTAGCGCGTGCAATCAGACGAGAATTTGACCTAGGGAGGGCTTAATGGTAAGACAGTACAAAATACATACCAACTTAGACGGAACGGACGACAAAGTTTGGGACGTTACAAACGGAAAAGTTAGATTTTATCAGCCCTCTAATTTAGGGTTACAGTCAACTAATAACATTTGGCAAAGTAATGGTATCGGAGTAATGGGAACTCGCTCGATCACTCAACCTCAAATAGAGTTTAAGTTAGAAACGTTTGGAGAAAGTTTAGAAGAAAATTATCAATTAATGAAAGACTTCGTAAACGATATTCTTAGCAAAAAATTCGTTACACTTGAATATCAAACAGAAATTTTTCAGGTATATGCTGATTTAGCTTTAGCAGATGTCACAAAGACAGAGGGTTATGGAAAGAACGGAACTTTCAGCGAAAAGATAACTTTCGATATAATCACAAAGTGGTACACTTACGAAAATTTAACTTTTGATATGATTCAAAATGGTAAAGTTATTGCTGGTAAGTCTAAAATTTACGGAGGAATAGCACCGGGAAATTATAAATACATCAAAGGGACTTCTTACACTTATTATGGGGAAAGTGACATAGACCGTTTAAGCCGTTGGGATATAAAAGAAGAAATATTTAGTTTTATGGGGATATTATATCCGAAACTTCCTAAAACACCTGCTGGAGTTAGATTTTTAGACGATATTGGAAACGAATATACTGCAATTGTGTTTAAGACGGAACAGGTACAAGATTATATTTTAATTAATACAGATGTAAATGACGAAACTTATCAAGGTTGGAAGGGGACAACTGCTCTAAACTTATTCCCTGTAATGGACTTTGAGCGATACAGAACTCGTATAATTGAAAAAGGTCAAATGGAGCTAATCAACCTTACCAAGGCAGAGTTTAAAATCAAGAGAAAGGCGGACTTTGTTTAATGTTAGAAGCTAATGTTTATGATAACTTTAACCCTAACTACTACAATATATCTGATTTCAGCATGCCTAATGGTAAAAAAGACAAAAGAGGTCTTCCGATACCTAAATCAAGATGTCAAGTTATTAACTACGAACTGTGGGAAACAGGTTATCTTTACACTTCATCAGCTACTTTGACCGTTTCGGTAGAAGTTGGCGATATTGTTCAAATTCTCTTTCCTGAAGTTGTTCCAATTGAGGAAGCTCTAGGTAAAAAGAAAAAGCTGAATTTAGATATGGTTTACCTTGTGACAGATGTAGATGAAAGTAATAAAGCTACGTTAAAGAACTATTTTTGGGCAATGATTGAAAACCTAGACGTTCCTAATGCAATAACTAAAACGACAAATTTTGCTATCGTTGATTATTTAATTGACCCTAATAAAAATAATTTAATGAGTTATGGTTATTTCTTTAATTCAAGTATCTTTGCTGGAAAGGCTACAATTAATCGTAAAGCGGAAACTTCATCAGCTCATGATGTAGCAAAAAGGATATTTTCCAAGGTTCAATTTCAACCAACTACAACCATTCAACATGCTTCATCTGAAACAGACCCTAGAAACTTGTTATTCATTAACTTCGCTTCAAGGAACTGGAATAGAAAAAGAATTACAACAAGGGTAGATATTAAGCAAAGTGTTACAATGGACACGGAAACAATAGTAGAACGTTCAGCTTATAATTTTGCTGTCGTGTTCGTTAAAAGCTCAAATACAGACGACTATAAAGACCCTCCTAAAATGTATACAGCCAAAAACAACGGCGATATCATAGATTATAGCACTTATCACGGAGACGGAACAGACTTGCCAGAAGTAAGGACAGTTAAGACATTGTTTTATGATAGAGATGACCACGGAAACCCTCCTGATATGTCTACTATTAAGGCTGAAATTTCACCCTCCACGATCGTTACAAGATTAATTTTTAACCAAAATGAACTCTTACCTTTGTATGTTAATGACTTGGTCGATGTTTGGTACGAAGGAAAACTATATTCGGGGTATATAGCAGACAGGGTTAAAACAGAGTTCAGTGATAGACTTATTTTTGTAGAAAGTGGAGATAAACCAAATGTTATATGAGTATGTAGCTACTTACGGAGACAAATATAGAATAGATAGCTTTAAAGGGCATAGAGAGCTTCGTAAAGACCACTTAGAACTATTGCAAGGTAAAGTATACTATAACGGCAAAAACACGCTTAGAATCGAAACAACGCTCTTGTATGAAGTCGGACAATTTGTATCAATTGGTGGTTATCCTTATGGCGGTAGAAAATTCAGATTTTTTGAGCTATTGAAGTGTT